AAATTAAAATCAGGAAAAGAGATAACCATTTCAGCCGACCACGATTTACCGATTATGTATGGGAAATTAAAATCAGTATCTACGGGATTAAAAGTTGGTGATAAATTATTTACAAAGAAATAATAATGCCAGATTTTAAGTGTGGAAATTCTATAATTGAATTTGATTGTGAATATTGGCACGATGAAAATCTTGATGGTCAGAGAGATATTATTTTGGAAAGTAAGGGATATAAAATTTTACGAATAAATGATATTGAATATAAAACTGATACGAATAATGTAATCAAAAAATGTAAGGAATTTATAAATGAAAATGCATAACTTAAATCCAGAAGATTTTGTAATGGATGAAATTGTTTCAATTGAATTAGTTGGTGAAGAAGATACTGTTGATATTACAGTTGAGGATACGCATATGTTTTTTGCTAATGGTGTATATTCACACAATTCAGCACTTGATGAAGATATAATCGAAGCACAAAAGATAGCGGAGTCATATCAAAAGATTATGACAGCAGATTTTGTAGTTTCATTAAGTAGGAAAGTAGAAGATAAGATTGGTAATACTGGTAGATTTCATATTATTAAAAACAGATTTGGACCTGATGGTATAACATTTCCAGCGAAGATAAACACAAACACAGGTGCTGTTGAGATATATGAATCTACAAGTGTAGGTGGTAAAGAGACACAGAATAAGATTGATAATAGAGATAATTTAATGAAAAAGATGTTAGCAAGTAAATATGATGATTTAATGAAGAGTGATGAAGATATTACATCTTAAATAGAAAAAATAATAGAGGTAAATTATGAAAGAAAAAAAAGAAATGACTTTAGGTGAAACTTGTAGGCAATTAATAAAAGAATCTGCAGATGCTATTCTTAACACTATATTTTCTTTAAGTGAAACTAAGGTAGAAGAAAAACCAAAACGAGCAAGAGGCAAAAAAGGTAGATATTTAGCAGATGATAAATTTACTAAAGATGTTAATGAAGCTTGGGTTGGTGGTAAAGCTCCAAAGAAAACAAGGAAGAAAAAATGATTAGTGTAGATATTGATAAATTAGAATATCCTATAATTATAGAAGTATCAGAAAATTATTGGGTATCTTCACATGATGTAGAGTATATTGAAAGTAACTGATTTCATAGTAGAACCAGTTGAAAGAAAGGTAATACAATCTTTCATACATAAATGGCACTATTCACATGATACAAACGGTATTCAACAAACACAATGTTTTGCTTTGTTTGATGATATGAGAATGATTGGTGCTATGATATATGCGTTACCATCCATGAAATCTACAGCTGCAAAATATAATCCTGATAATCCTTTAAGATGTTGGGAATTACGAAGATTATGTTGTATAGATGATACACCTACAAATACGGAAAGTTATTTTATTGGAAAGACATTGAGGTGGATAAAGAAAAATACGGATATAGAAGTTATTTTATCTTATGCTGATTTAGAACAAGGACACGAAGGTGTTATATACAAAGCTTCTAATTTTCATCATTTAGGACAAAGTGGTGGTGGTAGAATTTTAATGGTTGATGGTAAAAAATATCATGCTCGTTCCATGAATCAAAAAATAAAACCATATGGTAGAGAATTAAAAAGAAGATGGGAAAACAAAGAAGGTCATGGTTGGTGGGATTCATCTGAAGATGATATGTATTATGTTGATACAAAACCAAAGAACATTTATGTTTATTATTTAAATAAAAAAATAAAGAAGAAGTTGATGAAATGATATTTATAGATGTTCGTAATAGTAGGAGTTATAAAAATGTTAGAGTTTAAAAAATTTAGTTTATCAGACAATTTCATAGATCAATATAAGAGAAAGAGATCACCATTTGGATTTAATGGATTGGGTGAACTTGTTTATATGAGAACTTATTCTCGTATTAAAGAGGATGGGAAGAATGAGATGTGGTGGGAGACAGTTCGTCGTGTTGTAGAAGGAACTTACAATATGCAGAAACACCACATTGAGAGATATGATTTAGGGTGGAATGCGTGGCAATCACAGAGGTCAGCACAGGAGATGTATGACCGAATTTTTAATATGAAATTCTTGCCTCCTGGACGCGGTCTGTGGGCGATGGGAACATCAATCACAGAAGAAAAAGGATTATATGCCGCCCTCAACAATTGTGCGTTTGTATCAACAGTAAATCTCAAAGAAGATTTGGCTAAACCATTTACATTTTTAATGGATGCGAGCATGGTTGGGGTTGGTGTTGGGTTTGATACAAAAGGTGCTGATTCATTTATAATAAGAGGGCCAAAATCAGATAGAGATACTGAATTGTATGTTATACCAGATACTCGTGAAGGTTGGGTTGAAGCATTAAGGAGATTATTGGATAGTTATTTTCTTGGAGTATCACCAGTTGATTTTGATTATTCAAAGATACGAGCAGCCGGTGAACCAATCAAAGGTTTTGGTGGAGTGTCAAGTGGACATGAACCACTTAAAGAAGTTTTGAAATTGATTAGAGATGTTTTGGATAAAAATATAGGTGAACCAATATCGATAACGACAATTGTAGATATTATGAATTTGATTGGAAAGTGTGTAGTTGCTGGTAATGTCAGAAGAACAGCAGAAATTGTATTTGGTGATTCAACATCTGATGAGTATATTAATTTAAAGAATTATAAAAAGAATCCACATAGAGAATCATATGGTTGGACATCAAATAATTCAATCTTTGCCGAACTTGGTATGGATTATACACAAGCAGCAGAACGAATCAATGATAATGGTGAACCAGGATTTGCTTGGTTAGAAAATATGCAAGATTATTCTCGTATGAGAAATGGTAGAGATAAGAAAGATCATAGAGTTGCTGGTGGAAATCCTTGTCTTGAACAATCATTGGAATCATATGAATTATGTTGTCTTGTAGAAACATTTCCAAATAACCATGAAGATTTAGAAGATTATATTAAGACATTAAAATATGCTTATTTATATGCTAAAACAGTTACATTAGGAAAAACACATTGGTCTGAAACTAATAGAGTTATGTTAAGAAATAGACGGATAGGTTGTTCTGTGAGTGGAATAGCTCAATTCATTACAGATAGAGGATTACATAAATTAAAATGTTGGTTAAAGCGTGGATATGATTCTATACAAGATTATGATAAGTTATATTCGGATTGGTTAGCTGTTCCTCGTAGTATTAAAACCACAAGTGTAAAACCATCAGGAACTGTAAGTTTGTTAGCAGGAGCTACACCAGGATTACATTATCCTGAATCACGATTTTATATTAGAAGAATCAGATTATCAATTAATTCAACATTGATTAAACCATTGGAAAAGGCTGGTTATCATATAGAACCCGCATTTGGTAGTAAAAATACTACTGTGGTTGTAGAAGTTCCTGTTGATGTTGGTGAAGGTGTCAGAACAATTAATGAAGTTCCAATGTGGGAACAGATGTCATTAGCTGCCTTTATGCAAAAGTATTGGGCAGATAATCAAGTCAGTTGTACAGTTACATTTGATCCAAAGACTGAAGGTAATCAAATTTCATATGCTCTCAATTATTTTCAATACCAATTAAAGGGTATATCGTTATTACCTAAATTTGAACAGGGGGCATACAGACAAATGCCTTATGAAGAAATAACAAAAGAAGAATATGATAAGATGGTTAGTAAATTAAAATTCTTATCATTTAGACAAGTAAAAGGTAATGAAGCAATTGTAGACAAGTTTTGTAACAATGACACTTGTGAAATTGATTTCATAGAAACAAATGAAGAATTAGTGGAGAACTAAAATGAAAAAATTATTTTTAATGATGTTATTAGTATTATTTGGTTGTAATCAAGATATAACTCAACCACAAGATGAGTTGTTTACAAGGTCTATGGAACAACAAACAACAATTCCAGGTGACTTACCATGGCCAAGGATTGTAGGTGGAACAGAAGTAGACCCAGCGTGTCCTGATTGTAAGTATCCATTTATGGTATCAGTTCAAACTAACAGTGGATGGCATTTTTGTGGTGGTTCATTAGTTAGAGAAGATTGGGTTGTGACAGCAGCTCATTGTATGTCAGGAGAGAATACTAATTCGTTTAGAGTTAGAGTTGGATTACATAATGTAAATGGAACAACAGGGGCAGTAATAAGATATCCAGATCAGATAATTGTTCATCCAAATTACAATGGTGGGTCATTGAACAATGATTATGCTCTTGTTCATTTATCACAACCAGTTGCAGAGTTTGAATCAATACAATTAGTTACAGATGATTCACACGACGAAGAACCTGTAATGTCAACAACTATGGGTTGGGGAGCAATATATAGCGGAGGCCCTTCGTCTAATGTGTTACTTGAAGTAGATGTACCAATTGATGATGGTTGTGGAAATTATTCTAATAGTGATATTACTGATAATATGGTTTGTGCTGGTGATGGTAATGGTGGTGAAGACAGTTGCCAAGGTGATTCAGGTGGTCCACTTATCATGACTAATTCTGATGGTGAATATGAATTGATAGGCATTGTCAGTTGGGGATACGGATGTGCCGAAGCTAATTATCCTGGTGTATATTCAAGAATTTATACACAGTTACCTTGGTTTTTTGGTTATATTGGAGAACCTGAACCACCTATTGATGTAGTTTTAGGTGATACCAATTTTGATGGAGAGTTAAATATAATGGATGTTGTTGTTATGATTAACTTTATTCTCAATTTATCAAATCCAACAGAAGAAGAATATATAGCATCAAATTGTAATGAAGATGGAATGTTGAATGTATTAGATGTAATTGTTTTTATAAATTGGATATTAGGACTTGACTTTAATTCAGCAGTCATCTGGTTGAAAGATAATTTTCCACAATTAGAAGTTGAGAGAAGACTTCAAGAGTTGAACATAGGAGAAACAAAATGATTAAATTAGAATACATATGGATAGATGGTACTGAACCAACGGCTCAGTTGCGTAGTAAAACAAAAATTGTAAAAGAATTTGATAGGAGTGTATCAGGTCCATCTGGTTGTCCAATTTGGGGTTTTGATGGTTCATCAACTAATCAAGCACCTGGTGATAATTCTGATTGTGTTTTAAAACCCGTTAAACTATATGAAAGTCCATTAGAAAATCTATATTCTTATTTAGTTTTATGTGAAGTTTGGAATACAGATGACACACCACATGAAACAAATCATCGTTTTGTATTAGAAGAGTTATCATCAGAACATAGGGATGATGATGCTTGGGTAGGATTTGAACAAGAATATACTTTGTATAAAAATGGCAATCCTTTAGGTTGGGAAGATGGTGAACCTGCACCACAAGGCGATTATTATTGTGGTAGAAATATTGGTGAAAATATAGCTCGTGAACATATGGATGCTTGTATTAAAGCTGATATTCATATTGTAGGAATCAATTCTGAAGTGATGCTTGGTCAATGGGAATATCAAATTGGTGCTGGAGATACTCTTATAATGTCAGATGACTTGTGGGTTGCTCGTTGGTTATTAGAAAAGATTACTGCAAGATATGGGTTAACAGTTTCATTAAATCCAAAACCTGTTGCTGGAGATTGGAATGGAGCTGGTGCTCATACAAACTTTTCTACAAAAGCAATGAGAGAAGATGGTGGTGATATGGTTATCCATGAAGCCATTAAAAATTTAGAATATAAACATGATGAACATATAAAAGTTTATGGTTATGGTAATGAAAAGAGATTAACAGGTTTACACGAAACTTGTCCTATTACAGAGTTTAGATGGGGCGTGTCAGATAGAGGTGCTTCAATTAGAGTACCTTGGCAAGTAAGTAAAGATGGTAATGGTTATTTAGAAGACCGAAGACCATCAGCTAATTGTGACCCTTATAGGGTTTGTCATAAATTAATAGAAACAATATGTGGAGAATAAAATATGAAAAATATGTATGATTACAATAAAGCAGTAAAAAAGATGAGACAATTTTTTCAAGATAAAAAGGGATTTACTGAAGTTCCAGCACAGTCAAGGCAATCAATATTAGCAGCTTGTGAAGATCCAGCTACTATATCACAATATATTTTTAGTGGTATTAACTGGCCTTTACCACAGACTGGGCAGATGTGGTTGGAAAGGGATTTATTAGATAATCCAACAGTTGATGGTGTGTTTTGTATCACAACAAGTTATCGTAATGAACCTAATCCTGTTGAAGGTAGACACGACAAGATATTTCCAATGTTTGAGTTTGAGTCACATGGTGATATTGATGATATGATTAAGTTAGAAAAGGAATTGTTAGAACATTTAGGATTTGGTGATACATTTAAAGAAATAAAATATGATGAAGCGTCAGATAAATATGGTGTAAGTGAATTAGATTATGCTGAAGAAGAAGCTCTATGTAAGGATTTTACACCTTGTACATTCTTAACACATTTTCCATTACGAACACATCCATTCTGGAATATGAGACACGCTGGTGGTGGAATATATAATAAGGTTGATATTATAATGCACGGAATGGAAACAATTGGTAGCGCTGAAAGGTCTAGTGACACTCATGAAATGAGAGAACAATTCCATACAATTTCAGATGGTGAATATGCTAATCTCTTATTTAATCACTTTGGTAAGAAAAGAGTTGAAGATGAATTAGAAGAATATTTATCACTTGATATGTTTGAAAGATTTGGTGGTGGGATTGGTGTAACAAGAATGGTTCATGCGATGAAATCACATGGTTTATTACAATGAATATATTGATTAAATATTGTGGTATGTGGGGATATAAATCAAAGGCGCAGGATGTAGCCGATGAAATTTTGGATAAGTATAATGATTTGAAAGTTTTTTTAGAAGTCGGACATGGTGGTCAGTTTGACATTATATATGAAATAGATCCACCCGGATTATTATTTTCAAAAGATGTAACTGACAGGTTTCCAGAACCTGGTGAAATAATAGAAATAATGGAGAAGTATAATGGGAAAGCAAGTTAAGAAACATGGTTATAGTTGTAAGTTAGTCAGAGTTGTTGACGGGGATACTTGTGACGCAATGATTGATTTAGGATTTGATGTGTGGGTAAAAAATAGAATTAGATTTTATGGAGTTGATACTTGGGAATCAAGAACTCGTAATCTTGAAGAAAAGAAAAAAGGATTAGCTGCAAAAGCATATGTTAAAGATTTATTAGAAAATTCTGATGATGGTAAATTTTCAATTATATCATATGGAAGAGGTAAGTATGGTAGAGTTCTTGGTGAACTGTATGTTAAGGGAAACGATAAAAGTGTAAATGAGTTATTGAAGGAACATGGTCATGCCTATGAGTATATGGGTGGTAAAAAGAAAGTTTTTGGTAATTAATGAAAGTTGGTAATACACCATTAATAAAGTTATCAGATAAATTATATGGTAAACTTGAATCAGTAAATCCTGGTGGTTCTATAAAAGATAGACCTGTTAAATACATTCTTGATTCTTATGAAAAAGATGGATTACTAAAAAAAGGTGATACCATTATAGAAGCAACAAGTGGTAACACAGGTATATCATTAGCTATGATGTGTGCAGAACGAGGATACAAATGTATAATTGTTATGCCATCAGATATGTCAGAAGAACGAAAGAAGATGATGGAGTTCTTTGGTGCAGAGTTAGAAGAAGTTGATGCTGGTGATTTTGACGAAGCTATTAGAGTTAAAGAAGAATTAGCTGACTGGTATGGTTATGTAGAATTAAATCAATTCAATAATCCATTAAATATTGAATGTCATAAAAATACGACATTTGAAGAAATAGTAACTTCTCAATATACAGGACATATATCAGCTTTTATATTAGGAACTGGAACTGGTGGAACTTTAATGGGAATAGTACATGGAGTTCAAGAATGGAATATGGCTATGACACGAATTATAGCTGTTGAACCTACAGAATCACCTGTAATGTCTGGTGGTGAAAAAGGATTACATGGGATACAAGGGATTGGTGATGGTTCAAAGTTTTTAGTTAATATGAAATTTGTTGATAAAGTTATAACTATATCAACAGAAGAAGCGAAAGAAAGAAGTTTAAGATTAGCAAAAGAGAATGGTTTGTTTGTTGGTATATCTTCTGGAGCAAATGTATTAGCATCTGAAAGATGGATAGAAAAGAATGATCCATCTGGAATTGTAGTAACGATTTTATGTGATAGGGGTGAAAGATATTTTAGCGTATTATGAAATTTTTAAAATAGAAAAATAAAACTTGTTTTGCACATTAAAAAGGTTGTATATTAGAGTATGTCATATCAAAACATATATGTAAAGAGAACAAAGTCAGGTAATGAAGTTCATTTATGGGATGAACGAACTGGATATTCAAAGTTTCAATATAAACCATATGCTTATCTAAAATCACAGACAGGAACTTATCGGTCACTATATGGTGATAAGTTAAAGAAAGTAAGGTTTTGGACAGGGGAAGATTTACAGAAAGGTAATGTTTTTGAAAGTGATGTTCCAATTGAAACTCGTGTACTTGTAGATATGTATACGGATTCTGAAGAGATGTCAGGTGGCCATCGTGAGGTTTATTTTGATATTGAGGTAGAAGTAACTGGTGGTTTTCCTGAACCATCGAAAGCTCACAACAAGATTACATCGATAGCGTTATATGATAAAGTTGTAGATAATTATTTTGTATTTGTGATTTCGGACAAAAAACATAATTCATCACATGACAAGACAGTTGTTGAAACATTTGAGAGTGAGGAAGAGTTATTACAAAGGTTTTATCAGAAGTATATTGAGATACAACCAACCATATTAAGTGGTTGGAATATAGATGGATTTGACATTCCTTATTTATATAACAGGACTCGTAGAGTTTTAGGTGATTCATTTGCAAATTCATTATCACCTATTGGGGATATATTTTATTTAGAACATAAGAACAGATATAAGATTGCTGGTGTGTCGTGTTTGGATTATTTGAAACTATATAGGTTATTTACATATACTCAACAATCATCATATAGATTAGATTTTATTGGACAGCTTGAAGTTGGTATTGGTAAAGTTGAATATGAAGGAACACTTAACGATTTGTATGAAACTGATATAAATAAGTTTATTGAATATAACTTAAACGATGTTAAGATTGTTAAGGCACTTGATGATAAGTTAAAGTTTATTGATTTGGCTAGGGGTATTGCTCATGTTGGTCATGTTCCATATGAAGATGTATATTTTAGTAGTCGTTATCTTGAAGGTGCTATTCTTACTTACTTAAAGGGTAATGATATTGTTGCACCAAATAAAAAATTAGATGCTAGTGACAGAATGGATAAAGATGGTAGAAAGTTTTCTGGGGCTTATGTTAAAGATCCCAAACCTGGTAGATATGATTGGGTATTTGATTTAGATTTGACATCAATGTATCCAAGTATAATAATGTCATTAAACATATCACCTGAGATGAAGATTGGAAAATTGGTAGGTTGGGATTCGGAAGAATTTATTAAGGGAACAAAAAAGACATATTCACTTGAAAATGATGGCAAGATTCAGGGGAGACTTAATGAAGTTGAATTGAAAGAATTATTTGGTAGAAAGAAAATATCAGTATCATCCAATGGTGTATTATATAGAAATGATAAAAAGGGACTTATGCCAACCTTATTGTTAAAATGGTTTGATGAGAGGGTTGAATATAAAAGGTTGATGAAGAAACATGGTGATGAGGGTGATATGGAAAAGAGTGGTTATTTTAAGAGAAGGCAACATATTCAAAAGATTGTTCTTAATTCACTTTATGGTGTATTGGGATTACCAGTATTTAGATTTTATGATATTGACAATGCTGAAGCAACAACTGTAACTGGTCAAGAATTAATCAAGTTTACTGAAAAAATGGCTGATTATTATTATAACAAAGAATTGAAAACTGATGATAATCATGTGATATATGTTGATACGGATTCTATTTTTTGTAGTGCTGTTCCATTGATAAAACATAGAAATTCGGATGCTGATTTAAATGATGATGAATATATGACCAAAGAGATACTGTTAGTAACATCAGAGGTTCAAGATTTTTTAAATAAAAGTTATGATGTATTTGCTAAACGGTTTTTAAATTGTGATACTCATAGATTTGATATTAAACAAGAGGTTATTTCAAAGTCAGCATTTTGGGTTACGAAGAAGAGATATGGTCAGTGGATTATCAATGATGGTGGTTTTCAATGTGATAAGTTGGATGTAAAGGGTTTTGATATAGTTAGAAGTAATTTTCCAGTCGCGTTTAGAAAACTTATGTCTGATGTTTTGAAAGGTATATTAGATCACACACCGAAAGATGATATTGATGATATGATTTTTACATTCAAGAAGAGTTTGAAAAATCAATCACTGGATGACATCTCTCTTCCGACTGGTGTAAAGGGTATTCAAAAGTTTGCAGATAGATCTCGTGGAAAGTTTAAAGATGCCACTATATTTACAAAGGTAAAAAAGGGAACACCAGTTCATGTTAAGGCGACAATTATATATAATGATTTGCTGAAATATCATAATTTGAAAGAGACAGAACCTATCAGAAATTCAGATAAGATTAAATGGGTATATTTAAAGGAAAACCCATTGAACATAAAACAATTAGCTTTTAAGGGTTATAATGACCCACAGGAAATTATGGAATATATTAAGAAATATATTGACAGAGATAAGTTATTCAATAAGGCTCTTCAGAAGAAGATTGATATGTTTTATGAAAGTATGAATTGGGTATTGATTGACAAACAGAATACATTAGAGAGATTTTTTTAGAAAAAGCTTGTATTATATGACAAAAATGTTGTATATTAAAATAATAAATCATATAGGAGAAAGATAAGACAATGCAAAAAAGTAAGTTAGATAAGTTCATTCAAAAGTATAATTTGGGTGGAAATGTAAATAGTGTAAAATGGATATCAGATGGTGATTCTTTATCAACATCTTTTGTAACACCTGATAAATCATTATTGGGAACAGTTAAAATTGATAATTTTAAATTTGAAGAATCTGATGTTGGTATATATAAAACAGATCAATTAAAATCATTGATTGGTGTTCTTAGTGATGACATATCATTAACATTGTTGAAGTTTGGTGATAAGGCTGTCACCTTAAAAGTAAATGATAATTATGCATCAATTGATTATGTATTAAGTGATTTGTCGGTTATTGCAGATCCACCAGCTTTGAAACGTTTACCTAAATTTGGAACACAGATTAAAGTTGATACAAAGTTCATCAACACTTTTATCAAAGGTAAAGGTGCGTTAGGTGATATTGATACTTTTACAATCATAAATAATAAGAAATCTGGTAAAGTAGAAATTGTAATTGGTTATGCTTCAACAAATACAAATCGTGTAATTATTCCTGTTGAAACTATAGAATCAGATTTGAATACTGATATTTCATTTAATGCTAATTTGTTCAAAGAAGTGTTAATTGCAAATCGTGAATGCACATCAGCGACATTTGAAGTTTCTAATGAGGGATTAGCTAGGGTAAATTTCAAAGTTGATGATTATGATAGCACATATTATATTGTTGCTATGCAAGATGTAGATTAATGTGGCAAGAGCAAAATCATTAGCAGATAAAAAAAACAGGCATTGGAAATATATTTTATTGTTAGACAATGGTGGGGCATTTTTTGGTGATTCTTTGTGGAAGATATTTTCAGAAATGTTTTGGTGTTGGCGAAAGAGAGGTAAACAATGGAATCAATAAGTCATTCTCTTTGGGTGGAGAAATATAGACCAAAAGATTTAAACACATATATAGGTAATGAACATTTGAAAAGTAAGGTAGGTATCTATCTTGAATCAGAAGATGTTCCACATTTATTGTTGTATGGTGCTGCAGGAACTGGGAAAACGACATTAGCAAAGATAGTTGTAAATAATATTGATTGTGATTATTTATATATCAATGCATCAGATGAGAACAATGTTGACAATGTTAGAAATAAGATAAAGAATTTTGCTTCTACGATTGGATTTAAAGATTTAAAGATTATCATTTTAGATGAGGCTGATTTCTTAACACCGAATGCACAAGCAGCTTTGAGAAATCTTATGGAAACATTCTCAAAACATTGTCGGTTCATATTGACTTGTAATTATGTTGAACGAATCATAGATCCAATACAATCAAGATGTCAATCTTATAAGATTGTTCCACCGTCAAGAAAAGAGGTAGCGATTCATTTGAAGAATATTCTTGAAACTGAAAATGTTACTTTTGAACTTGATGATTTAGCTATGGTTGTAAATGCTGGATATCCAGATATTCGTAGAGTAATTAATTCAGCACAAAGACAAGTTGTAAGTGGTGAATTAAAGATAGATGTTGGTTCAGTAATTCAGAATGATTATAAGATACAGTTGTTGAATATGTTAATGAGTAGTGAGAACTTAAAAGTCATAAGAAAATATTTAGCAGATAATTCTGTTAGTGATTATTCAGAGTTATATAGATTTCTTTATGACAATCTTGAAGATTATTCTAATGGAAAAAATGCAGAGTGTATTTTAGTAATTTCAGAAGGTCAGTATCAAGATGTTCAGGTTGTAGATAAGGAAATTAATTTTATGTCTACTATAATAAAATTATTGAGGGTAATTAAATGAAAGAATTTAGAGTAGAAAATGTGGTTATGGATACAACTATAATAGTGACATTGTATAAACCGCCATATGAAGATGATGATATTTTAAAATATACTGATTGGAAATTGAAAGATGTAACAATAACAGAAATAACAATGGAGAGAGATGATGAATGATTTAAATAATGTAGATTTAACTCATGCCACAACATTGGAATGTGAGAAATGTGGTGGTGTGGGTTTTAAACAGACATTAATGTTGAAGAAATTATCAGCACTTGTATCACCAACAGGTAAAGAAGCTATGATTCCTGTTGCTGTATTTGCTTGTGAGTTGTGTGGTCATATCAATGATGAATTTAAAGATTCTTCTGGGATATCAACGGTGTAGACAGTGCCAGACTATACTTTTAAATGTCCAATTTGTTCTGTGTCTATAGATGTAAAACAGAGTATGAATGCATCAGCACCCATCTGTGAAAGATGTAAAGATGTTAGTAGTGGAATACATACACCGATAATGGAAAGGGTTTGGAAGATGAATAGTGAACCACAATTTAAAGGTGGTGGTTGGGCTAAGGATAATTATTCAAAACCACCTAAACCTAGTTGAAGTGTTAAAGATAAATCCTCGTGTTAGGAGTTTAGATGACGATATTTAATTGGTTAGACCAAATTTTAGTTCACAAAAAATCGTGGGATACATTTTCTGATATAGATAAAAAATCATTTAGCATATTCATAATAAATCGTTGGTTATCAATGGATAATGATTTTATAGAGATAGTAAATTATTTTCAAAAATATTCAATAGGATTATTAGAATCAAGAGAAGTATACAAGTGGTATTGTGATATTTTACCAAAGGGTAAAAGGTATAATAAATATGTTAAAGGTAACAAAGGTAAGAAATATGATAAAATGTTGATTTCTACAATGACTAGATATTTTGAATGTAGTAAATTACATGCTACAGAATATATTAAATTGATGAGTAAAGAAGAATTAAGAAGTATACTTGAACTTTATGGAACAGACAAAAAACAAATTAAGAAGGTATTAAAATGAGTAAAAAGATATTAAAAGATGCACCACAACGGAAGACATATAAAGTTGAGGATTTTGGTGAAGTCATTGCGACAGACAAAAATGGGAAACCATTTATAGCATATAAAAATGTTGAGAAGAAAGAAAGTAATTCTCATTTAACAGTTGATGCGGTTGCTTTAATGGAACAAGAATGGCCAGAGATGACAAAAGAGTTTAAAAGATTACAACGAGAACAATATGTATTATTTTGTCGTAAGCAACATGATTATGGTCCAGGAAATATATCAGTTGGAACACCATTACAGACACAAGAAGATGTTAAGTTATCTCTTACAGGATTATGGTTTAGAATTAATGACAAGATACAAAGAGTTAAAACTTTATTGATGGGAAATAAAGAAGCAGCTATAAACAATGAACCAATTGAAGATGCTTTTCTTGATATGTCAAATTATGGTATTATGGCTACAATCGTGAAGAATGGAAAATGGGGAAAGTAGACAAAACCAAAATAACCATTCGTGAGATATCGAAGAAGATAGCTAAAGATATGATTGTTAAGAATCATTATAGTCATGCTTGGACTAGTTGTCGTTATGCGTTGGGTATTTTTTATGAGATGGATAACGAACATAGTTTTTTTGATGAAAAAGATGAAAAGTTAGCTGGTGTTGCTGTTTATGGATATCCAGTTGGAGCTAAAGCAGCTTCTTCTATTTCACCAATGTTACAGGCGAAGGAAGCGTTGGAGTTAACAAGATTATTCATATATGAAGAATATGGTAAAAATATGGAAAGTATTTCTATATCTAAAACATTTAAGTGGCTGAAACAAAATGCTCCAGATATAAAAGTTCTAATATCATATGCAGATCCTGGTCAAGAACACATTGGTGGTATATATCAAGCTACCAATTGGGTTTATCAGGGAACTAATTTAGGAATTATGGATAATTATGGAATCAAATTAGAACCTGGTGGTAAGTGGATACATTCAAGAACTGTATTTGTTATGTTTGGTTCTGGTAATTTAGAACATCTGAAGAGCAGAATAGGACACACATTTTGGAGAAGAAAAGAACCAAGAAAACATCGTTTCTTTTATTTATTAGGAACTAAAGGGGAGAAGAAAAAGATTATGTCAAATCTTAAACATCTACAGAAACCATACCCAAAGAATCCAAAAGAATATGTTCCAGAGATAGAAGAAATTATAGTTGAAGAGAAAAAGGATTTTTATGAATAGAATATCATATTCACAGTTGTCTATGTTTTCTGATTGTCCACATAGATGGAAGTTAAATTATATAGATGGTTACAGAATATCAGAACCAAGTATTCATTTGTTGTTTGGAACAGCAATGCATGAAACATTACAAAAGTATCTTAATGTTATGTATGAGTTTACAGTTAAGAGAGCTAATCAACTTAATTTAGAACGAACATTACAAGAGAAAATGATTGAGGTATTCAATAAAGATAAAGAAACATATGGAAAAGATCCATGTACAAAAGAACAATTACAAGAGTTCTTCCAAGATGGTTGTGACATTCTTGATTTCTTTAAGAAAAGACGAGGTGAGTATTTCAGCAAAAAAGGTTATGAATTAATTGGCTGTGAAGTTCCAGTCGAACTAGATTTACAGAAAAATTTAAGATGGGTTGGTTATATTGATATTGTTATTAAGGATACAATTGGAGATGTGATTAAAATATATGATATAAAAACATCGACAAAGGGTTGGAACAAATGGATGAAAGCTGATGAGAATAAAACACAACAGTTACTGTTGTATAAACAATTTTATTCAAAACAACATAATTATCCTATTGAACAAATTGAAGTAGAATATTTCATAGTGAAGAGAAAATTATATGAAAATGTAGATTGGCCACAGAAAAGAGTTCAGAAATTTTCACCTGCGAGTGGAACTGTGTCAATGAATAAGGTAGCGAGAAAACTTTCAAAATTTATTGATGAGGGTTTTAATGATGATGGTAGTCATACAACAGATAATTTACTACCAACACCTAGTAAGAAATCTTGTAGATTTTGTGAGTTTAATCAAACAGAACATTGTAAAGTTGGAGTAAGGTCATGAGTAATTTAAGACATTATCGTCATAGTTTGAGATTAAAATTAGATGATATAATAATAAATGAAGCTTTTGAAAAAAAGATCTTGGAAAATATAAGATATTGTCGTAATTTAGTGGGTGGTCAATTTAGAGTAGTTTTTTGGTCTGATAAGGCTAACGCGTATGATACGAAGGAGTTTGTTAAACGGAATGAACATTTATTATTTGAGGTAAACACTAAAATTACAAAAAAGTTCGCACCAGTTTGGTATTTAATTAGAGGTCTTGGTGACAAAAGTGATTGGCGTTATAAAAGTGAGAGTTATACGAGTGATGATATATTAGATGGTATAGCGTCATTCATCAAATTAGTAAAACATATTAAGAATAGGGATAAAACTGAAAATGAAAGTAGGCATAGTAGGTAGTCGTAGATATGAAGATAAAAAGAAAATTAAAGATTTTATTTTCAAACTTAAAGAACAACATGGTGAAGATACAATTATAGTAAGTGGTGGTTGTAAAAATGGGGCTGACAAATATGCTAAGAAATATGCATTGGAACTTGGATTGCAATATGAAGAATATCCACCATTTCATGAAGTTCATAATTTATATTGTACTTTACCAGAATCAAGATATAGAAAACCATATAATGTAAAAAACTATTTTGTTCGAAATAAGATAATAGCTCAAACAAGTGACATTGTAGTTGCTTTTGTTCCTAAAGGTATTATGTCAAATGGAACAGATTCAACTTTAAAGTATGCTGAACAATTTAATAAAAAAACAATAATAATTCATTAGTTTTCTTATTTTATATATATTTATATATATAACATTAAGATAGGAGAATGGTTATGAATGAAACTAAATTGACATCAGTAAAGTTGTTAAAAGAATTATATGACAGATTTAAATTGACAACAATCAACACAAAGATGACACTACAGAAACTTACAAATAGATCAATTGATTTATATCTCACGGATGATAATTTCAAAGATAGGATAGAAACTTATAATAATTTAAGTGCTAGTGGTAGTAACAGTTTATAAAATAGAGGGTTAATCTATGTCAAAGAAGAAGATATTGTTGATGTCTGATGATTTACGAATGCATAGTGGGGTGGCATGTGTATCAAAAGATATTGTTATTGAAACTATAGAAGAATATGATTGGGTTCAGATTGCTGGTGCTGTCAAACATCCAGAAGAAGGTAAGATTGTTGATATGTCTGAAGCACTTGATAAAGAAAAAGGAATTACCGGCTCTTACTTAAAAATATATCCTGTAAGTGGATATGGGAATCCTGATATATTGCGTCAGATAATGGAAATTGAAAAACCAGATGCTATATTACATTATACGGATCCACGATTTTGGATTTGGTTTTATAATATGGAACACGAAATAAGACAACATATTCCTATATTTTATTATAACATATGGGATAATTTACCAGATCCATTATATAATACAAATTATTATAGAAGTTGTGATTTATTGATGGCGATATCAAGACAGACATATGGGATAAATAAACGGATATTGTCAAAATATGGATATGAAGATTGGCAGGTAACTTATGTTCCACACGGTATAAGTTCAAAAAGATTTTTTAAAATCAAAGATAAAGGTGATACACAATTTAAAAAGTTTGAAGAACAATATGGTTTAGATAAATATAAATTTAAGGTGTTATATTTGAATAGAAATATAAGACGAAAACAACCGGGTGATGTTGTGTTAGCTTATAAACATTTTATGGATAGTCTCGAGGAAGAACAAAGAAAAGAATGTGTATTAGTATTTCACACACAACCATCTGATGATAATGGAACTGATTTACGGGCGGTGTGTAGAACTTTGATACCAGATTATGATGTTGTATTTACATATGATAATGGTGGTCCGATGGATGATATGAAAATGAATAATTTATATAATTCAATAGATGTTTATGTGAATATAGCATCAAATGAGGGATTTGGTTTAGGTAGTTGCGAAGCACTTACAACAGGAAATCCGATTGTAGTGAACGTGACTGGTGGTTTACAAGATCAATGTGGATTTAAGAAAGAAGATGGTTCATATCTTACAGAAGATGATTATATTGAATTAAGTTCTAACCATAGAGGTGAATATAAAGAACATGGTGAATGGGTCAAACCTGTATTTCCGAGTAACGTATCACTTCAAGGTTCACCACTTACACCATATATTTTTGATGATAGAGTTCAATATGAAGATGCTGGAAATGCACTTCGTTATTGGTATGATAAAGGACCGGAAGAACGAGAGAGGTGTGGTGAATTGGGAATACAGTTTGTGAAAGATAAAAATATTGGAATGGACGGTGAATTAATGGGTCAAAGATTTATTACATCAATAAATGGTGCATTTAAGAATTGGAAGTCTAGAGAGAAATACACATTGGAGGCTGTATAATGAAAAAGATTATGTTAATAACCGCACCAGTAACTTCTCGTTCAGGATATGGTAGTCATGCTCGTGATTTAGTATGGTCATTTATACAACATGACAAATATGATGTAAAGATACTTGATGTTCGTTGGGGTGATACACCAAAGAATGCATTAGATAAAGATAATCCAAAAGATAAACAGATATTAGATTGTATTTTACTTAAACCTGAAATGGATAGACAACCAGATATTTATGTTGATATCAGAATACCGAATGAATTTGAAACATATGGAAAATTCAATGTTGGAATTACAGCTGGAATAGAAACCAATGCAGTATCTGGTAAATGGTTAGAGGGTTGTAATAAAATGGATTTAGTCATTGTTCCATCAGAACATTCAAAATATGGTTTCACTAACACAGTATATGATAAAGTTCAAAACATACCAGATGGGAAGCAAGAAAAAATTGGTGAGATGAGACTTGAAAAACCGATAGAAGTTTTATTTGAAGGTGCAGATGAAGATATTTACAAACCATTAGATGTCAAAGAAATTGATAAGGATTTCTTAAATATGATAAATGATAAAATATCAAATACTTTTGCATATTTGTTAGTTGGTCAATGGACAAAAGGTGGTTATGGTGAAGATAGAAAAGACATAGGTAGAACTATAAAGGTTTTTTATGAAGCATTTGCCAATAAAAAGAAACAACCAGTTTTGATATTAAAGACGAGTGGAGCTACATTTTCTATAATTGATAGAGAAGACACATTACAGAAAATACAAAGTGTTAAATCTCAATTTCCATCTGATTGGAAACTACCTGAAATATATTTATTACATGGTGATTTATCAGATAAAGAAATGAATTATCTATATAATCATCCAAAAGTAAAAATTCTGGTGTCATTTACTCACGGTGAAGGATTTGGAAGACCGATGTTAGAAGCGACAATGACAGGACTTCCGGTTGTAGCATCTGGTTGGAGTGGCCAAATTGATTTTCTTGATTCTGAAAAGTCAATATTACTTACTGGTGAAATGCAAAAAGTTCCAGGTTCAGCTGTATGGAAAGATATAGTGATACCAGAAAGTCAGTGGTTTACAGTTGATGAGCAAATAGCGTATAGAGCGTTAAATTATTCTTTTGATAATGTTTATACCATAAAGAATAGAGCAAAATCATTGATGGGTATAAATAGAGATAAATTTACATTAAACAATATGGCAAAAAAACTTGGTGAAATTATGGATAAATACACGAAAGATTTACCATCACAGGTTGGACTGAAGTTACCTAAATTAAAAAAGGTTGATGGTAACAAACAAGAACTACCGAAGATAAAATTACCTAAATTAAAAAAGGTATAGGAAATAACATGGATATAATATCAAATTGCTCACTTTGCGAAGAACATTCACTTCATGTTATGGGAGAAAAAGATGCACAGATGATGCAGTGCCTGAATTGTGGATATGTAAGCACATCAAAATTTATTGGAACGGTAGAAGACAATGAAGAATACAAAAATCTCACGGAAGACATGCAGAGATGGTCAAAACAAATTAATAATAGGATATGGATACCAACAATAATGACTTTACCGGTGGGAATGTTATATCCACAGGATGATGAAAATGGTGAAATGAAGTGGTATTTTGCTAGAATGGTTAACATACCTAAAGAACAACAACAGAATTATCCAATACCTGGAGATAGTGGTAAATTTTATGAGACGATGTATGATACTCACAATGTAGTTATGTTTGATGAATTTTTTGAAGGTATGTTAATGGTGAATAATAAGATGAAAGAAGAAGCGGAAAAACAAGACAAACCGATTGAATTAAAACTTCCAAAATTAAAAAAAGTTGATTAAAAATGCCAAGAAAAGTTAGTCATAGTAGAAATATTTTTACAGAAGATGTGGTTGGGAAAAAATATATTCCTGGTGACATTATTCAATTTAATTATAAAGGTGATGACATTTATGATAGAATACCAACAGTTTTTGTGTTGAAACGAAATGACATGGATAAAACGATTCTTGGTTTAAATATAAATTATCTTTCAGAATATAAAGTTAGTATATTGTTAGAAGAAAAAAATTATAAAAAAATGAGATATTGGAATTTTTACGAGAAAGCTTACAGAACATATTCAATTAACAAAATGACAATGATAAAATCTGTCACATATAAAACAAATAAGATGTTATCTGAAGAACGGAAACAACGAAGGGAAAGTAATGAACAATGATTTTAATATTTCATATTCTATTCTAACACATAATGAAATAGATTCATTACAACGGTTACTTGATTTTCTAATAAAATATAAAGATGACAATGATGAGATAGTTATACTTGATGATTTTTCAGATGATGAAAAGACAAAGAAGATACTTGACACATACACTTCAATACATGAGATAAAATTTGAACAACGACAATTACTAAAAGATTTCGCTAATCAAAAAAATTACTTGAATCGTATGTGTAATTCTTCGTATATCATGAACATAGATGCAGACGAGATGTTAACAAAGTTTTTTATGAAAAATATCAAAATTGTTTTGGAATCAAACCCATCAATTGATTTATTTTATTTACCACGAGTGAACACCATAAAGGGATTAACACAAGAACATATCAATAAATGGAGATGGCAGGTAAACGAAAAAGGTTGGATAAATTTTCCTGATTATCAAAGTAGGTTATACAGAAAACGACCAAACATCTTATGGGAAAGACCAGTTCATGAGACAATAGTTGGTTATAGAGAATATACTTTCTTACCGGCAGAAAAAGAATGGTCGATGATTCATAACAAAGAAATTGACAAACAAGAAAAACAGAATGAGTTTTATAGTCAAATATGATTAAAATAAAATTATTAGAGCATCATATCCATAGAAATGAAACTACTTTCAGACCATTTTTGTCTGCTCAAGATTTATTTCGTGAAGTAGGAATAGAGTTTACAGATTCAGATGATTATGATTATGCGTGGGTAGGACAAGCAAGTATTATAGATAAAAAGAAATCACTTAAAGAATCAATTGATAAAGGATTAGAATTTATATCAAAGATAACCGGTGATTATATGATAATTGATGGTCAAGATTCTACATCATTGATTGGAACGATTGATGTGTTTCGTGAATCAAACGCATTGTTATTTCTTAAAAATTCTTATTTGAAAGATTTTGATTTATATAAAAAAGGTTTGGCAAATGGTAGAATGTATTGGGGTGAAGGTGATTATTTAACACCAGATATTGATGAATTAAAACCAAAAATGAGATTGACTGGATGTAATTGGTTAAATACATTACAACCAAATTGGCTTGATTATAATTTAGATAAGAAATATGATATTTCCTGTATGTTTGGTTATCCAACATCAAATCCTGTTTATGAACATGATTTATGTCAAACAGATCATTATGATAAACATAGAAAGGAATTATTAGAAACTCTTATGTGTGAATCTTGTGATGGAGATAAATACAAAATAGTTGGGTTGGTGGGTGGACAACGAATTCCACCAGAAGAATATTATAGAAAAATGTATGAATCTAAAATAATAATGGCACCATTGGGATATGGTGAAATGGCACCGAGAGATATTGAAGCCACAATGTTTGGTTCAGTTCTAATGAAACCTGATGTAAGTTATATCAATTCAAAACCATTTGTATATGAAGATGGTGAAACTTACATAGCTTGTAAATATGATTGGTCTGATTTAGAAGAAAAGATTGATTATGTTTTATCAAATTATGATGAATTACAATCGTATATTGTAGAAAATATGAAAAAATCTTTTATTGAAAAGAGTGATAAGAAAAATTTAGTAATTCATATGTATGAAATATTTAAATCTTTAAGTTGTGTGAGTGCTGCATGATATATGTATTTACATTTATTGGAGAGTTTGGTTACGAATTATTAAATTGGCAAGGTGTTTTACGAAAGTGGGTAAAAGAAAATAAAAAAGAAGATGATGAAATAGTAGTTTGTTCGAGAAAAGGATTAGACTTGATGTATGAATCAGCAGATTATTATTTAGATATTTCTCAATTAGAATCAGTACAGAATGTAGTAGCAGATTGTTATACATCTTATGTTTTTTTAGATGGTACTGGTCCACATTTAGATAGAAAAGAATGGAAAGCTACTAGAACTGGTGAACATATAGATGCCATAAAAAATGAAGTTATGAAATTAGTTTCTTGTGATGTTTTTCCTTTTATAGTAGCAAAAGGTCCAACAACAGATCATAGAGTTAAATGGATTTGGAGTTGTGATTATGAAATAATGAATGATTGTTTATTTGGTTTAGAACGACCAGGTGGACAAGGTGGAATATATAATGTACCACATAACAAATTAAATTTAAGTAATAATGAGTACATAAAATTACCATCAGCTGATTATTCACTAGATAAAGTTGAGAAGAAATTAGGATTTTCCCTTGATGAAGATTATATACTTTGCCAAACAGGTTTCAGACAAGGATATGAGCTGTCAAAAGTAAGAATTGATCACGATAAGGTTATTAACAAATTGAAAGAAGAATGTAGAGTTATATTAATGGATTTTAAAACATTTAGATTACATGATAGTTATTCTCAATTTGAAACAGATTATGATACTATACAAGTAGAAGATATCAAAGAACAATCTGTTTTAATAAGTAATGCAAAAAGATGTGTATTTTTTACTGAAGGACACCTTAGAAGTCATACTTATTTACCACCTATGTTTGGAAAAGATGTTGAGATTGTAGCAGCAAAAGAAATGTTTTCATTTTCAGAAGCACCTTTGGATTTTTGGAATGAAAATGTTTTTAAATTTGGAGGAAGGATGATACCAAAATCATATGAGGAGTTATTGTGATTAACATTTATCAACCATCGTTAGGTAAAGAAGAATTAAATGCTATAGAAAAAGTTTTTAAAAGTAATTGGTTAGGTAAAGGAAATCTTACTGAACAATTTACCAAAAATATGGCAAGCAAACTAAATGTTGAAAGAGAAAATGTGGAAACCATAAGTTGTTGTACAGAGGGTTTGTTTCAATCTATGAAAATATTTGGTATCGGTGAAGGTGATGAAGTAATTATACCTACAATACATTTTATAGGTGCTATAAATGCAATAAAATCTTGTGGAGCTAAACCAATATTTTGTGATGTTGATAAAAGAACATTAAATACCGATTCTGGTTACATTGAAGAAAAGATAACATCAAATACTAAAGCTGTTATGATATTACATTATGGGGGAGTTCCTTGTAATATGGATAACATTGTTAGTTTATGTAAAACAAACAATTTAAAATTAATTGAAGATAATGCTAATAGTTCATTGTCAACTTATAAAGAAAAACATACAGGAACTATAGGAGATATTGGTGTTTGGTCTTTTGATTCTATGAAACAGATAGTGATGGGTGATGGTGGATTAATTTATTGTAAAAAACAAAATCATGTAAAAGATATTCAACAAGAATCATATTTAGGTTTGATGTCTAGTAGTGGATTCTCAAATACTATAGACAAGAAGTGGTGGGAATTTGATGTTGACAGACCTGGGAGAAGAATTATAATTAATGATATTCAAGCTGCTATGGGATTGGAACAACTGAAGAAGATTGATAATTTTATCAACATAAGAAAAAATATACACGAAATATATTCAAAAGAGTTATCAGACTTGGATTGGTTAGATATTCCTGTAGATATACCAGAAGATAGAACAAGTTCTTATTATATGTATCACATGCAAACTGAATACAGAGATGACTTGGCAAAATATTTAAAAGACAATGATATCTATACCACTTTTAGATATTATCCATTACATTGGGTTGAATTTTATAATGAAGATGAAATATTAAAAAATTCAGAATATGTTGCAAATAACACTTTGTGTATTCCACTACATCAATCATTAACAGATAGTGATGTAAATTATATAATTGAAAAAATAAGGAAATATAAATGAAAGATATATTATTTACAACTGTTTGTGATAACGGCTATGCACTTGGTGGTCAAGTTATGTTATATTCTATGGTACAAAACATAAAAGATTTAGATAGATGTGATTTCAAAATTTATTATAATAATGAATTTGCTTCACTATCTGAAGAAAATAAAGATAAGTTTAGACAAATATTTCCTGATGTAATACTTGAACATGTAGATAAAGAATGTTATTTTAATAGTAAATTACCACCAGCTGGTAACAGAGCACAGGGTTTTAAAGCTGCTTATTTGTCATTGGAATCCTTTAGGGAATTTGATTATGAAACGGTTATCATGTTTGATGTGGATATGTTGTGTATAGGAGATGTGTCAGATTTGTTTGATAGAGAAATATTTTTTGGAATATACAATTCAAATACAGGCTTTCTTATATTAAATAGAGATTGTAGAAATGAAGTCATTTATGATCATTTGACATCTAAAATAAATTTACATACCGGTGAAGGAGCAGATCAAGGAATTATTAATAAATATATTGTTCCTATGAATTGTGATAGATTGCCAGCAATATACAATCAATATCCATTGTCAGATATAAATGACGACACGAGAATTTTACATTGGGCTCATTATGACCACATAAAGCCTTGGGTAATTGATGAGTGGGCAAAAAGAGTTGATTTATTCCAAGATGCCCCACCATACCCAAATGGTGGTAAGGATGTAGGAAATATACCTGTAAAGTCAGATAAGAAAGCTTTTGATTTATGGAAGGAATATAAAAATAGAATGGAAAGTGAATGATGGAATTGAAAGATGCATTACAATTGGCTGAAAAGCAATTTGACAATGGTGAATATGAACAGCGCCAGAGTAATGGACCTGCAGGTGCGGATGACCCTTCAAGATATCCAGTAATTATAAAATTATTAAAAAAAATTAAAAGATATCGAAAATTACCGAAAGA